TATTAACTTTGTCTATAATTGCAGCACTTTCAGGTACCGCTTTGTCAACAGAACTACTAACAGCTCGACTAATTCTATCGGCACCAGTGTAATTACCTCTAATAACCGAAGAACCTGCAACACCAAACGTACCTTTTGCAAGATTACCTTTGATAGTCCTGTCAATATTCTCTTGAACATTTAATTGCTTTGTTTGAATATCTTCTAAAGTTTTTGGAGCTTCGGCTTGTTGTTTTCTTAATGCCGCAAGTTCGTCATTAGTTATTTCACTTAACTTAATTTTATCAATATCACCTGTTTTGTCATTCTTAAGGTTTACAATATATTCACCACCTTCACCCATAGTGGCCATATTAGCTAATAATTCTTTGTCTTCAGGTTTATCAAAAGTTAATTGTGGGTTAATTTTTGAAATTCTTCTATCTAAATCTGATGCGGCTAATGCGGTTTTTGTAAGTTGTTCATAAGAAATACCTGTCTCGTTAGACATTTCTCTTAAAGTTAAAATTCCCTGTGGGTTAATCTTAAAGGTTTTTGTTTTTTCATCAAACTGTGTAAATTGTTTTGTGGCTTTAATTAAACTATCTTGTAACGCACCAGGGTCATTTATCGCATCATTCATTAATGCAAATGGGTCACCTAATTGACCAACAGATAATCCTAATCTTTGGAAAGCTGACGCCATATTGATAGCCCCTTGAGGGTCAATTACTTTTTCCGCAAAATCTTTAGTGGCACTCATGTCAAATCTTAACATTGATGCTTGTGCTGCCATTTTGGTTAATCCACCAACACCGTCAGAAAAATTGAATCGATTCATTAATGACATATTTCGAGTAACGTCACCCATAACAGTTTTGGCATTCAATCCAAGACTTTGAATATATTCAATAGAATGTTCTAAGTTTGTACCAATTTGAGATGTTTCAATTCCAACTTCGGCAAAATTTTCAACTAATGTTTCTGATTCCGTACCTAATACTTGACTAGCGGCATAAAGTTTACTGACTTGGTCCTCAGTCGCAATAACACTTCGTCTTGAACCATCCGCAATTCCTATAATAGTACTAGAAATATCCCCAATACTTCCACCTAAACGAATAATACCTGCAGCGCTCTTAGCCACCGCATCATTCATTTCGTCAAGTCTTACTCTACCACCAACAAACGCAGCATTAAGTTTATCGGCCTCATTGGCCATGTCCTCAATTGACTCTAATATTCTATCTATAGGAGAACCTAAACCTTCAATAGTTTTTTTAAGGTCGTCGTACGATTCGTTAAGATTATCTGCCATTACAATTATTTAGTTTCTATATAAATAGAAGAAGGACCAATTTTTTAGTCCTTCTTGTTATCTTCAATCCATTTATCCAATAAATATTTTCTCACAAACAATGGCATTCTTTCAAAATCTTGATAAGAAATTTTCATTAATGTTGTCAGATAGTAAAATTCATCTATCTGTATCTTTCTATAATCAGAAGAAAGGGCGAAAAAAGTCAGCCCCAAACCCAACATTCACTGTTAGTTTTTCTCCTGACGGGGCTGTAATTGTTTTAGTCATATCCAATCTTGGTTCGTTTTCATTCATAAAGTTTCTTATGAATTTTGAGTCAGAGATTGGCATTGACTCAACAAATTTTGCGATAGTTGCTTTATCAGTTGACCCATCAATTTCAATAATTTCTTTTTGCATTCTCCAAGTAACTCTTGGAACAACTCTTCCTTGTGGGTATGATTCAGCCATTTTACCAATTTCCATAATCTCACCATAACTTAATGGTTTTAATTTAATTGTTGATTGAGATTTTGGTAGTAAAACCGTAAATGAACCATCTTCATTTGGTTGTTGACCATTAATAATGTTTAATTGGTCTAACAATACCGCACTTTTAAATGGTTTTTTGGTTACAGGGTCAGTAACATTTAATACCATTTCAGGTCCAAATCCTGTATTTCTTAAAAAGATTAGAATTGCTTCAACATCACCCTCAATTAAATCTTCAACCTTAACATCTGGTTCATAGATTTTTGCTCTTAATAAAGTCATCGTCAAGTCGTTTGCCCCACCCATCAAAATGTTTTCATCTGATGCGGTAAGATAACCAACTTTAATTGATTTCTTTTTGTTTTTATAAAAAATACCTTGTGAAGGTAATTGTACCACATCGTGTGGTAGTGTGAAATTGTCTTGACCGAAGTCTCTTGTTTGATTTTCCATATAAAAAAATAACCGTAAAGTTTATTAGCTTTACGGTTAAATATAAGTGAGTGTAATTTTATGTAAATAGTATTAGTATACTAACACACATCTATCCATTCTTAAAGAAGCTGTGATATCCGCTAACGCATCTTGACTATAAGATAACGCTCCGAAGTTTACATCAGTTAAGAAAGTTCCATAAAGAATCCATTTCTCAACAACAACTCCTGTAGGGTCCAACATTTCAAGGTCGATATCTTTTTTGTATCCCGCAGCATAACCCATACGACCTGTCACTGATTCAGCATGTAAACGAACCCACTCCATAAGAGCTTGAGCCGCTGACGGTCCAATAGGGTCACGGAACTTAACACTAATAGGGTCCCAGTTAAATCTACCTGCTACGAATGTAGATGTGTTTAGAAATTGTATTTCAGTTGACCCAATCTTGATAGACGGTCTTGATGCGCTTTCAACAAACCATTCGTTGATACCCAAACTTGACGGAAACCTTAAAATGAAACGGTTCTGGCGTTTCGGTTCGTAAGGTATCGGCATTTTCATTAATAAATCAGCCATGTTATTTTAATTTTTTTTTGTTTTTTTTGTTGTTTATATCCTATAAATATAGTCTTGTTAAAAAATTTTTCTCTTTACTTTTATTTTATCGAGATTATAATCTACTTATATTCCTTTTTAACGCCTCCAGCAGTAGAATAAGTCTTAACTATATTATCTGGTTTATCTTTAAAGTGTTTACTCATTACTTCTACATTTCTAACATCATCATCTGAAAATCCAATACTAGGTTGCTCTGGAACAAAGTTATTTGATATATCATTTTTAATAAATGCTTTTTTATTTAAATTATTTGCCATGTTCTTAATATAAGAAACAAATCCTTCCATAGCACGAACTTTTGCTTCTTCAGGATTGGCAGCACCTTCTTCATCGTCAAAAGACACTGGATGATATTTGTTAAGGTCCAAATACGATTTGATTAATTCATCGTCCGTCATATCTTCCTCGTCAAAAAACGACCTGTATTTTTTAAGGTTCTTAACTAATTGGTCTTTATCAATACCATTAAATCCGTCAATAATATAATTATAAACCGCTTGTTTTAAAGTGTTGGGGTTGTGTCCTCTTGCAGTAATGATTGAAAATATTGACCCGTTATTAATCGCTTCTTTAAAATCGTTAAATGCTGGTCCAAGTTTTGCTCTCATTGCGTCCACCAAAAAATTTTCATCACCTGCGGTTCTAAAGTTTCTAAATGGGTCTTCAGCAAAACCAACAATAGTATCACCATTATAATCAAAATCTTCTTTTCCGATTATACCTCTATATTCTGCAAAATCATCTGTACTCATACCAACTTCATCACCACCATCAGTTTTTAACATTATCTTTGTTGGCATATGAACAATATTGTCATCCCAATCAAACGCATAATATTTCATATCTGGTGTTCCTTCACCTTTAAATCCCTCTCTAAGTTGTCTTTTCATACTTGGCAAATAAAGGGGGTATGATTAGTACCCCCGTTAAGTTTATTAAATGTTCTCAAACGAAGCTCCTGTTGGAGTGATAAAGAATTCGATGTCGATGAATTCTAAAGCCTTCGTAGGTTTTAAGTAAATTTTACCTGTTAATGTGTTTCTGTCTAAGTCTTCAGGTGAAGATGAAACAGTTACACGGAAATCGTATAAACCTCTGTCTCTTCTGATTGAATCCAAGATAGGGTTAACACTATCCAAGAATTGTTGTCTAACGATTTGGTCGTTTTGTTCGAACAATAATCTTACAGCTACCGCTGAAATCAACTTACGAGCTTGAAGTAATAATCTTCTTACATTCAATCTGTTAAGTGCCGTGTCAGCAACTTGTAATGTTTTATTACCCCAAATTACCGTTCCAACATCAGAGAAAGTTGCGATAGGGTTAATTCTACCTTGATACAAAGTATCTCTGTCAGTTTGTGTAAGTTTTTGTCTAGCTTTGATTGAGTTTACAAGACCTCTTGTGTAACCCGCAGATGCGAACCAAGGGAATGAAATGTTATCAGTCAACGCTAAGTTTCTACAAACCTCACCCGTTGGTGGTAAGTAAATTTGTGTATTGTTTACAGTATCTCTTGTTAAAATCCAAGGGTAGTAAGTTGCGGTGTAGTTAGAGTCAATTCCTGTATTATCCAAGTTGTCAACCGCTTCTTGTGAATAGATGATATCCAAAGAACTTGTTGAATCTGGTGTATACATTTGGTAGTCAGGAGTTGTACAGATATAAACTGAGTCAGCTCTTGAGTATTGAATCATGTCGATAGCTTCTTCTACAAGATTTGAGTTATTAACATAGTCAATACTTGCACTTGCAAATACGTTAATGTTAGTCGCTTCAGGGTTAGCAAATGTTAAGATACCAAGTAAGTAAGCGTAGTAGTCAGTATTTGCAAAGTCCTGAGTATTGTTTTGAACAATAATTCTCTTAAACAATCCGTCACCTGTCGCAGTTGGGTATCTTGAAGATGGTGCAGTACCAGCTAAATAACCTGATGCTCCTAATTGGAATCTATCTTGGTTAGTTCTCCATTCTCTATAAATGTCCCAACCATCAAATCCACCTGCAAAACATATAGTATATTTTCTTGAGTAGATAAAGTAGTATGGGTTTTCTTGTGTTTGTGGGTCCGCTCTAAATTCTGCAACACCACATTCAAATGCTGTTTGACCACTTGTCATTGATGTATTAGCAATTGTAACAACAGTTGCTCCTGAATCCATGTGGAAACCTTTACTCAAGTAATTCCATTTGAATGAGTCAGTTGCTAACGCCCAATTTGATTGTGGGTTTTGTTTTCCTTTATAAGTTAAGAACGATTCATCAATTCCGTATTGTGTTGAGAAACCTAAGTAAGTTCTTCTAACAATATCGCCAGGAGATTCCACAGTATTTGAACCACCAACAGGTGTTCCAAAAGGTGGGTTAGCAATAACTTCTCCAGGGTAATCGTATTTTGTTTTAAATTTAGGATATGCTGATGGATAAATCGCAGCATCCTCATATTCTCTTTGTGTATAACCGTAGAAACCACAAGGTAAAGAATCGATTGGATATTCATTTGCCATTTCAACCATGATGTATTTTGAAATCAACGCAAACTCACCATTAGATGAACCAATTTTTTTCGCAATAAAGTTATTAGTTGCTGGGTCCATATTACAGTTGGTGAACTTTTCAATTACAACAGGGTTTGCATCTGTATCGAAGAAATTTCTAACGAAAACATCAAACGACATATTGTTATATGATAAGTTAGCGATTGACACTTTAATTTCGGTGTTTGCAGAATCCCCATCAGAAATAGAAATGAATTTAAATAGGTTATATACTTTATTACCTCTTAATTCAGAAACCAAGTAAGGTGTTTCAGGTGATTGGTATTTTTCTAAATTCCAAGCAATTGATTGACTTGATTGACTTCTTGCATCGGGTAATGCGATTAAATCACAATTTAACCCACGAATGTATCCTTGACTATAAGCATAATTTAAACTTCCTTGATAAATTTCTTCAACATAAATTGGAACTTGAAATCTTGATTTACCAAAATTATCAACCCCTAACACTTTTGTAATGTATTTTGCAGAAGACGCCAATAATGAAGTTTCTAATGAGAATGTATTGTTATCTTTAGTTACACCTGACAACAAGAATGTTCCGTATGGTGTGTTAGTTATACCTGAATATTGACCAGTACAAATTAATTGTAAATTGTTAGGAACCCAAGCATTGTTGTTTGCGTAATCAATACCAACCTCATAAACAGGTCCGTGGTCAACACTACTAGAATTATTAACATATTCTGAAATACCTCTTGAACGAAGAGTACCAACAACCATGTTATTAAATTCTGTGTAAGCAGTACCTGTAAATGTATATGATTCACCAGTAATAGTACCTGTGAAAACTCCTGTTCCACCCGTTACTAAATTAGTGACAGAATAATAGAATGAATAACCTGTGTAGTTATTTCCTGAAGAAATATCAAAGTTTGCATAATACCAAGAGTCATTTGAAGATGCCGATAAATCATTAAGTTCAAAATCATTAATACAGTTATATGGATTTTGAACTGTTGGGTATGAGTTAATTAATGGTGTATATTCATTATCAGGAATTGCACCATAAATTACAGATGTTGTTGCTGAAAGAGAAGGTGTGTCAATTATGTCACCCAAATAAACATTGAAGTCATCTTGTATTGTAGATGTTGAGCCGTCTTGTAGTCTGTATTGAACATTTAAATTTGTCTGAACTTGAGTTGGTAAAGCTCCACTAACAAACGTAACGGTGTTTCCTGTTGACGTACCTGTAAAGGTTGCGGTGAATGTTGTTGCGTTTGATGGGTTACCAATAGTCGTTGGGTCAACATTGGCTACTAATGATAAACTCCAAGATGGACCCGCATCATAACCTGACAAACCTAATACTCTTGTGACAAACAATTGGTTTGATTGTTGCAAGTATGATTTAGCAATGTATGCCGCTTCATATTTTGGGATTTGAGTGTTATAAAATTTAACGGGTTCGGTTCCACCAAAATAAGCTTGGAACTCATCGTAGTTTGTTATGAATACTGGTTCAAATGCTGGGCCTTTTATAGTTTCCCCAACAAGACCTAAAGTCGTTACCCCCACACTTTGGGCTACGAACGATAAGTCGGTTTCAGATGTGTAAACGCCTGGTGATACGAATACTTTTTGATTTGCTTGTGTTGCCATTATTAAATTATTCTGTTACAGATTTATTTTATAGATAAATATTAGAGTTTTGGTGAAAAAACTTTACTTTTAGATAAGTATTTATAAACGGTATGAATAAATTCTACCTTTTTTCTACCCATGAAAATCAAGAAAGAAATAAAGAACATCAAAATATCCCCTGAATCACACGAAATCTTAAAAAAGTACTGTGAGAAACGTGGAATTAAGATTTATAAATTTTTGGAGAATTTAATCCTTGAAAGGTGTAAGGATAAGAAAGATATATACGGAGAAGATTAAACTAATTTGTTTTCGTATAAAATATTCGCTTCTTGAGTATTGTTATCTTTTGTAACCTCAATCCTTAAAATATCGTTTGTTGTAATTTCAATCATTTGTAAATCACTACCATAATAATCGTCATTAATATACACATCAAACGTATCAACATTGTTTGTTGATACTAAACTCATGTTGGCAGTAAAATCAATTCTA